AAATGAAATCTTTGGTGTTGATAATGACGGTTCGGTTACTATTGCTGGAATCAATGATTATATCTCACAGACTGGTGGTCGTAAGTGGTTATATACAGCAAACTCTGTTCTTGTAGCACAATCAAATGTTAATTACTTTGTTAACGCTGGATCCAATACATTAATTAAACTACCTGGAGATGCTTTAATGGGCGATATGATTCGTATTATAGATATAGGTGGCGCATTAACTCACAACGTATCAATGGTTGTAAGAGCAGCAGACAACATTAAGGTTCAAGGTGATATTTCAAATACCGGAACTGCTCTGTTGACTGGAATCGCACCTTCCAATCTCGCAGGGCACAATGGTGGCGAACTAGTCATTCAAACACCTCGTGCATCTTTCGGATTAGTTTACGCTGGACCAGTTACTCCAGATGGCGGTACAGTTGATGCTGCTCCATCTAGTGTTGTTGGTTGGTATCTAATGGACATTTAAGGAAATGAGTTTCTATCAATCTTCAAGACAAATGAAGGCTGCCGTTATTGGCAGCATTATTCCATGGAGTGGTCCCTTATCTGGTATTCCAGATGGGTGGATCGTTTGTGATGGTAGTTTACCTGATGCAAAAGATTATCCATTGTTAGTTCAAACAATTGGAGACACATATAATGCTGGTAATTCCAATTTAGGAGGAGCATTTCCAGCATATACTGGTCAGTTTAAGCTGCCGGATCTTCTTTCTGGAAGATCTCTAATGGATATTGAAGGTGCTTATTTTAGTGCTGGTGGAACAGGTAATGCTATTGATTTAGATCCAGATGCCCGAGGTTTGATTGAACCATATATTGGTTCCAATTCAGATCTAGGTGTACAACAAGTTTATAATGATGTTATTACTAATGTTGACTTTGAGATTCCTTCAAGTCAACGAGATGGATATGCAGGTTCTATTTCCGGAAATACAATTGTTCCTGGAGAAGGGGAAAAAGTGGTTTATATTGGTGGAAGAAAACTAGGACATCAACACGTTTCTACTCATTCTCACCCAGGCATTTATGAAACTGTTAAAGCAACTCCTAAAAACAAACCGGGACTTGGTGTTATTCCTTATAGCAATATGTCGTTAAAATTTAGCTATGCATCATATGACGAAAGACAAGCAGGTGGTGGCGATGGTGAAGTTGACGAAGCTCGATTCTCTTTAAGAGGTGTTTATAAAGAAGGTTTTCAATTTGAGGGTGCAAACCAAGATATCTCATCTTTAAATTCTTATAGCGGGTTTGGAAGTGGAGATTTTGGTAGAATGGTTGGTAGAGCTAACTCAGAAAATCCTCCAGTTAATTTATCTCCACAACAATTGACACATACACCTATTGCAAACTGGGGAGAATTTAGACCATTTCCATCTACTCCTGTAACTGGAAGACCTCAAATAGTAGCAGATGATGTAATTCAATATGGAATAGGCGGACAGAATATTGACATTCCGCAGTTTCAGAGAAATTTCTATCCTGATCAAACAGCAGCTGGTGCATATTCAACATTTGTCAGTAATGACGGAAATACATTTCTAGATGATAAACTACAAGCACATGCACATGATCCATTTGTTATTGAATTTGATCAAGGAAGTTTAAAACCACAAACCAGAATTAATTCTGTATTAAGTATCCCACTAGATACTGAATTAGATAATGTTAGTAATGCTGGTGCATTGCAAATTAATATGAATACATCACAACCCTCTTTAACATGCGTGTACATCATTCGAGCATACTAAAATGGCAAATTATACAAACGAGAGAGCAAGATATGGTGGATGTGCTGGTCAAATTTTAGTACATTCTACTCCTGGATTAGGACTAGTTAACGATCCTACATCAACAAATTTTAAAAATATAATTCCCGCCGGTTATTTGAGGTGTGATGGTAGCATATACAATGCTAGAGATTATAGGCATTTATCTGAAATTTTAGGTGTTGGAACTGACACTAGATTTATAAAAGAAGGTGCGATTGTTAGAGATCCTGATTTAGGAACTGGAGATCTAGGACAGTTCCAACTTCCTGATTTGGGATCTAAAGTAATCATTGGCGGTAGGGGAACAGGACTATACAGAAATACTACTATTGAACGAGAAATTGAAGGTGGTCCTATTACCAATAGAGTTGGTCCACAAGTAGAAATTGTAAGTAATTTTGGTAGTAGAATTATTTCTCAATTTGTTGGTAATATGGAGTTAGATTCTAGTGGACCTCTTAATATGCTTGGTACTCCAAAATATAACATGGAAAGGTCTACAACTGAGACTGAATTAAATATTGAAAATTTTCAGGGTCATGCACACAATTCATCTCAAGCTTTTGTTAATTACTCTGGTCAACACTCCGTAGCTACTTCTGGTGGTAAAGATCTTGATCAAAGACTTGCAAATAGTGGAGCAGGAAACTCTTTAGATTTTACTGAAGCATGGACTAGAGAATCTATTCACAAACATAATATTACGAGACCTACATCGTATGCTCATACATTTACATATTCACATCCAACTATTCAAATTGACATGTCTGGTGTGAGTGCTAGTGTTGATGTTGATGTTGAAGATGATGAAAAATTGGATGAATTGGTTACTCCCTTTATGCTTGTAGAATATATTATTAAATTTTAACAAATGCCTATACCAAGAAACCCAGGAATTTATTATATTAGGTCAACTGCTCTTCCTACTGAAGCTCCTTTGATTTTAAAAAAGAATGCTATTTCTGAAGCAGATTTTGCAAAATTAGTTACCTGTGTATCTGTTATTGATGAAACTGGTGGTAGTTATTATAATAATCTGGGAAACTTAAACGCTATTTGGGCACAAAATCCTCCAGTTATTGGTGGTGCTGTTGATAGTCGTAGAGGATTTAGAACAGCATTTCCATATAGATCTTTTTACATTCTAGATCCGGGTGGTGGTGGTAGTATTGATATTCCCACTAATTTTTCCAGTGATGCCAATGCATACGGACCAATTACTGTTAATCGCGATGGAGGAGATGCTGGATCTAGATCTGATTGGTTCTCTATTTGTAATTTTGGTTCTCTTCCATATGGAACAATTGTTTCTATCTGGATTGATATTTCAGGTTCTATGACACTTGCAACAGTGCAAGCATCATATGATTATTTTATAGCACGTTGTGCTGCTGCTGGTATTGAAATTGTATTGAGTCTTAGTGCTTCTGGTGAAAGGTATATTGACGGACATATTCAATATCTTCCTCCTAGTGCTAATTTTACTGCAACTGATGAGGATGGTAATACTAGTAATATTCAAGTTATTGCAGGCGCTCCTATTACACTGAGTTGGGTTGTATTTGGTGATGTAAATACTTTAGTTGTTGATTATCCTGGAAATACAGTCCAAGCATCTACAAGTAATTTTCAGAATTTTGTAAAAACAGTAACTGTTAATCCTACTGTACCGACAACATATACTTTAAGTGCTGATGGTCCAGCTGGTACAACGACCAGAACAATTTTTATTGATGTATTGGTTCCACCAACTATTACATTAGAATCTACTAATGGTTTAACTCTTAATGCTGGTCAATGTACTATAATTCGATGGACCCCAGCGGGAGATTATGCTTCTCTTGCTTGGACTCAAGGACCGCTTACTAATACTAATACTGAGAGTGAGCAGCAAGATTGTCCTGATGACACTGTAACATATTGTGCAGTTCTTTCTGGTCCAGGTGGAGTATCTCCAGAAACTTGTCTTACAATTACTGTAAGACAAATTCCTACTACATCAATAACTTCTCCTAGTGCAATTGATTATGGTGAGAATTTTAATATAACATATACTAGTAAATATGCCGATGTTAGTATTACAATTACACCAACTTACACTTATACAAACGGAACTACTGCCACTGGTACTGTAATTACTCGAACTGCCGCAACTAGCAACCAAGCATCAGATCCTGATAGTGATACTGTTAGAGACGGTACTGTTCCTATTACTGTATCATACAATACTATTGGACCAGCATCTATTTCTTTCGTTATTTCTGCCGTGGGTAATGGCGGGTCTGCAACAGATTCTGATATTACTACTGTAGTAATTGATAGAACTCCAGAAAACTTTAATATTGAAGAGTCTGAAGACTTACTTAAAGATCAAGTTCCGGTCATAACACCAGAATCTGTAATTTTGAGTGAATTTTATGAAATTAATGATATAGATATTCCAGTAGAAGTTAAAGCTGATTGGCCAATTAATGTGGATATCAATCAGCAAAACAATTGGCAGAAAGTGAGGCAAATCTAATGGCAATAATTACACAGACTTTCGCAAATAGTGGTAGTTTTACTATTCCAAGTAATGCTATAAACATTACTTACTCTATTCGTGGAGCAAGAGGTGGAACATCTCCAGGAGCTGTTACTTGGGATGGGTCTGGAGAAGATGATGATATATGTGCTGTATGGAATGGCACTCCTCAGACAGACAGCAGGGGACAGCAAGGACAATGGTTGACCGGATCTTTTGACGCTAGTATGGCAGGAAAAACTGTCAGTTTTCAAAAAGGACTTAAAGGTGATGACAATCTTTATAATTATGGAAATTCTTCAGATGCAGGGACATTAGGTGGTGCTGGTCATCATAATGGTGGACCAGGTGGTGAGGGTGCGGCATCAACTGGTGGTTTTATTTGTGCTAGGAGTGGTGGTTGTGGTGGCGGTGGATCATCTGCATTTAAGTATGGAACTATTGTATTATTAGAAGCAGGTGGCGGCGGCGGTGCTGGTGGAACTTCTAGGTTTCATAACGGATTCCCTACTTATGTTAGAACTGTAGCTACAACTAACACATCGGCTAGTGATGGCGGCGGAGGAGGTTATGGAGCAAGTCACAACGGAGGCAGCGGCGGTGGTGGTGGTGGAAATCCTGGCGGTGCTGGTGGTATTAATTATGTTGCTGGCAATAGTTCGGCAGGATTTCATGGTGAAGGTGGTGGTGGATATTATAACACTACGTATGTAAGTTCGTGTACAGCAAAGCGTAGAGGTCAATTCTCAGGACTTCTCGTAGATAACGGATATGCCGAGATTTCATATGAAGAACAACCTGTCATAGAAGATTTTAATTGGACTACTAGATCTGCTCAACAAAATGGTGATGTTGGTCCTCAAGGATCTGACCCAAATAACCAGTGGACTACTTTTTTAACTAATAATAACATAGGTGGTCAAGAACCAGAAGGCAATACTGTTAATAGATCATATGAATGGGAAATTAATTTTAATAATACTGGAAAGCAAACATTTAATACAGCGGTAGATGATGATGCCGATGTATACATTGATGGTGTACTTCAATTTTCACTTGACACTTATAATAGCGATACTGTGTTTACTACACCAGGATCAATTACTGCTGGTCAACATACTTTAAGAATTGACCATGTGAACACTGGTGGTCCTTATGGTGTAGCAATGGATTGGACTGGATATGTAGTTCCAGGACCACCAACAGTAACTCTCGTTTCAGATGATGCTGATAATACTATTAATAGAGGTGATACTGTAAAACTTACATACTCTGCTACTATCCCTGCATCTGGCGATCCTATAACTTCTACTACCTTTACTGCTACAGAGGTTGGCAGCACAACTGCAACTAATCCCATTGCTACTGTGGGAAATAGTGGAGACTATTCTCCTTCTCCTGCAGTATCTACAACTTATAAATTTACAGCAACTAATGCTAATGGAACAGCAGAAGCAACTATAACAATTACTGTTGTTCTTCTAGTACCAACTGCAAGTCTTACTTCAAATGATCCTCAGGGAGATGATACATTTGTTGTTGGAGATTCGCAGTCTGGTGATCCTACCATATTAACATGGAGTGGAGGAGGATACGATATTACTGGATATAGTATGACTGGGGTTGCTAACCCAGGATCTAGTGGTTCTACTAGTGTGAGTCCTGATGTTTCAACAACATATACGTATACAGTCACAAATGCCGCTGGTTCTACTAGTGCTACTAAAACAATTACTGTTTATAATAGACCAGTTATTACACTTACTGCTCCCACTAGTACTATTAGTCGAGGAGCAGGTATTGCTTTGACATGGGCTACGACAGGGGATGCATCTAGTATACAATGGACAAATGGTGCTCCTGTACCGACTAGTACAAATATTAATGATACAGAATTAGTTTATCCCCAGAATAGTACTCAGTATTGTGTTATTGCCACTGGTAATGGTGGAATTAGTTCGACTGTTTGTTTTGATGTAAATGTTGTTGTACCAGATCCTAGTATAACTGATTACGACACTACATTTTATTCTGATGGTACTGCATATATTCCCCCATGGGGAATTAACGTAACTGCAGATTTATCAGCAGGAAGTGGTGGTACTGGTGGTACTGACTCGGGTGGTGCTGGTGGCGGTGGTGGATCCGGTAGAAGAGCAATTTTTTATTTTCCTGATTATGTTGAAAGAACATTTACTATACGATTAGGTGGTGCAGGATCAAATGGATTTGGTTGTGTGAGAAATAGTGGATCTGGTAGTGGTGGATCTTCTAACGTTGCTAGTGGTGGAAGAGGTGGTCGTAGTGGTCCTTCTGGATGCTCTGGTGGGGGTGGCGGCGGTGGTGGTGCCA